AAGTTCTAAAATTTCATGCTCTAAACCGTTTCCACTATTTTGTAGGTGCTTTAGTTTTGAAAGTTTTGCCTGATGTTTTAAGTTACCCACTTCTTCAAGTGCCGCTGCTCTTAGTCGACCTTCAAGAAATCCTTTTAAGGTTTTAATTTTTTCCCAAGGCGTACAGCCTATGACTTGGTATCGGTAATTAAATTCTGTGTTAAATTTTTGTGCCATATTAATTAAAAGAACATGCCGTTAGAACAGTTCTAGCAGTTCCTACTCCTGTAACGTCAGTTCCTACCACTCCAGCATTAGAAACTAGATTGGTCATTGAAACCTTACTTGGACTTATATAACCATAACCAAAGATACCTTTGTCTCCACCATACTCACATGCCGCTGGATTTGATCTAGCACTTCCTACTCCTGTAACATCTGTTGACACCACTCCTGTATTTGAAACTAAATTAGATAGTGAACTATAACCAGCAACATAACCATAACCAAATATTCCTTTATCTTCACCATAACTACATGCCGCTATACCATATCTAGCTGTTCCAACTCCAGTTGTATCTGTTGCTATGACACCAGCATTAGATACTAAATTACTCAATGCTGTTGCGCTACCAGTATTACCAAATCCAAATATTGCTTTATCATAACCATACTGTGTAGCCGCTAGTGAACCTCTAACAGTTCCAACTCCTGTTGTGTCAGTTGCAACAACGCCAGAACTAGAAACTAAATTGCTAATTGCAGTATAGCCAGTAATCCAACCAAAACCAAATATTCCTTTATCATTTCCATAACTACATGCCGCTGGCTCTTGTCTAGCAGTTCCAACTCCTGTTACATCCGATGCTACGACTCCAGAATTGGAGACTAAATTAGTCATTGAAACATTACTACCAGTATAACCATAACCAAAAATTCCTTTATCACCGCCATACTCACATGCCGCCATAATTCCTCTAGCAGTTCCAACTCCTGTAACATCTGTTCCTACTACTCCAGCATTTGAAACTAGGTTGGTCATTGAAACATAACTACCACTATCACCAAAACCAAAGATACCTTCAGTATTTAATTTAATTGGTGCTTCAGTAACATCATCATCACTAATTGGAATCCAACCATTCGTTGCATCCATATAAACGATGTGAACGGATTGACCATCTGTTGAATATTCTACATCCCAGCTGTCATCTCTGCCTTGATAGTTTAAGCCGTTTGAATCTAAAATAATAGAATATGTTCCCCAAGTTCTATCATAGTCGGAAAAAACAATTTCATCTCCAACCGAAGCTGAAGCTGGAAGTGTAATTGTGCATGCATTGGAAGTCGTATCAATAGGATAACCATTCCCAGCGACTGCTGTTAAGGTTGAACCTGTTGTTACGGATTGCCAATCTAATCCACCACCAGCCGCATCTTCAAAAGCACATGGTTGACCAGCACCAGCAGAAGTTAAGACTTGTCCGTCTGTTCCTGTTGCTACCGCTACTGGATCACCGCTTGCATCGTAAGAAATTATATTGCCATCAGTTCCTCCAGCCATATAAGCTAAAGTAATAGAATTGTCTTTGATAGAAACTGCTCCTGAAGATACATCAAAATCTCCTGAAGCGAAACTTGCCACTCCTTTATTACTTGTTGAGGCATCTTCACCAGAAATAGTAACTGTATCTGTAGCTGTTACCGCAGTATCAATACCTTCTCCAGCAGCAACAACCATTGTATTTCCGTCTGCTATTGTTTGAGTTGATGAACCATCGGATAATGTAAAATTACTCATTAAAGTGACATCGGCATCAGGTAGTGTGTAAGTTCTTGTTGTTGAAGTCGTAATTGAAGCACAGGAAAACTGAGCTTTTTTACTGGTGTCAGAATTATTTTGTAAGGTAAAGTTATCGTCATCAATGGTCGTTAACGTACCAGCCGTTATGCCATCTATTTGAGTTTGAAGGGCAGACGTTACTCCGCTTACATATCCTAATTCGGTATCAGTGGTTGCCGATACTGCAATTTTTTGCGAACTATTTGAAACAACGGCTCTACTTGCCGTTAAGGATTCTGTGTCTATGGTTGTAGCCGAACCTGTAATCGTTGCTTGTTTGGCATCTAATTGAGTTTGAATATTTGAAGAAACATCATCTAAATATCCTACTTCCGTTGAGGTAACTGCACTTACTGAAACATCTCCGCTGCCATCAGAAACTAAAGCTCTTGATACAGTAAGATCCTCCATTTTGGAAAATTCTATGGCTGCATCACTTTTAATATCCGCATTAACAATAGTATCGTCAATAATAACTGGAGGTGCAGAAGTATTCGTTGCACTTAATATTCCAATATAAACTGAAGTAATTGCTCCTGAAGTTAAACTGCCTGAATCCCAAGTTACATTAACAGTCGTATTGGTAGAAAAGGAAGTGCTGGCAATAGTACCATATAAAGTTGAAGCCGTATCAACAATTTGGATTCTACGTTTAGCATGATAAATCGCAGTTACATCCGAACCATCAATGGTAAAAGCTGTTCCTGAAACATACGTTGCGGTATAAGATCCTGAACCATCTCCATATTCAATCCATTGAGCATCGTTAAACCAATCCCTAGTATTTTTCATTAATGCTCTAATGGCATTATTTAAGTTGCTAGGAAGCATCCCTTCGCCAACATTAATTGTATTTAAGGATGTGTTACTAGCTTGGGTTGTTGAATAATCTTTTATGTTTGTTGCCATTTAATTTTCTAATCTATAAACCATGCAAACGCTTTGGCGTTCTCATCGTTGTTTTTATTTATTAAAGTATTCACCGCTTCTTCAATTTGTCTTTGAAAGAACTCCTGGTGTTCCATGCTATAACGCACATTTTCTATATTAATATCTTTAGCCATTATCTTTGTCCTGCCCTACTTGCAATAAAATCAACTCCCTGTGCATGAGTCCAAGTTGAACCTGCTGCAATTTTAACATTCGCCCTAACGTATCTTCCTGATTGTCTAACAGGAACGGTTCCACTTGTTACCATAGAACTATAAGAAGATGTTGATGCACTATTGGCTAATCGTTCCCTTGTTGTAATGGCAACGGTAGCCGTTGCATCTACAATGGGTCTGACTTCCGTTATATCCGATCTTAAACCAGGAAACAACTCTATTTCACTTGTTTCTATTTCAACTTCATTACTATTACCAGAAAAAATAGCTGCCTTGTTGTCTCCATTAACCGCACCTAAATACCTTTGGCCTCCCAACCAAAAATCAGTATCCAAAGCAATATTAATATTATCTATACTGGAATCAATTAAATCCATTGTTTCAACGGTATAAGCTCCAACGAATTGAGAAAAAATGGTACTAGCTGACGCATTAGCAAAAGACCATTTTTCGGTAACATAATTGTAAATTAAAAGTTTATCACAAATTCCAGTCGTATTGGCAGTATTATCAGCACTAGGATAAAGCCAAACAGCTAATGTATTAAAAGGATCAACCGCAGCCACAATTCTGTCGGAAAAGGCTTTATCTAAATCTATATCAAAAAAACGATTAACTTTTTCAGCTCCAATGGGTTTAATGTTGTCGCCTTGAATTTCAAAGAAACCGTCATCAGCATAAAAGAAAACCCTTCGATTATCTTGGCAAACTGTTTTTCCATAAACCGCACCCCTATTAGGAGATACTACAGAAAATCTAAAGATAGTTGTTCCACCCACATAGTCCATACGAATGATTTGGTTTTGTCTAAATACATAACCATACTCTCCAGAAGTAATGGCCACAATCTGTCCACCTGAACCTGGTATATCTTGGCTGTCAGCTTGTTTTGATCCTGCTGTCCAAGTGGTAATATCATTAATGCCTGACCATTGAACTCTATTGGTCGCACTACTAATATTTCCTGTTACTAAAAAATCTCTAATGACTCCTGACACTCTAAATAAAGGTGGAGTGCCATCGGAAGCAATCGCTGAAAGATTAGCAAAGTTTGTTGATGTTCCCATTAAATAATACTGAGGAGTATCCACACCATTGCTTACAATTAAATAATCGCCAAATTGCGTAAAGGTAATAAAATCGGTAGCCGATCCTAATAAGGGAGTACCACCAACAAAATCAGTAACAGCAAGTCTAGTAGTATCAGAAGAAGTAACAGTAA